CCACGAATTGCTCCTACAATTTTAGATCCGTCTGCAAGTCTCTGTGTACCTGCGGTATTAGTTGAACTTGGCGTGTAGGTATTAATATCTTCTTGTGACGAGAATCTTATAAACATTGGGTCTTGAGTTGTTTTATCTCCAATAGTTGTTTCTGTGCCAAAAAAAAGTAAGTGTCTATCTGGTGTTGATACCATACTAAACTGTGATGCTGTAGGTGCACCTGAAATAATTGTTGCTCTGGTGTTATTAGCAGCAGTAGGATTTGAATCCCATTCAAAACTTTCGCCACCCGTTATAGTTGCAATAAGTTTGTTACCAAAATTATCTAATGACCATAGTCCAGGTGCAGTTACAACGTCACCTGATACAGCTGTGTTCCAACCTGCGTATCCTGAAGAGTCTCTTACTTCTGCTCCTGAAGAATGTATTGCTGCTGTTGTACCTGATGCTCCTCTTGTCAAACCTGTTAAAGTATTACTACTTACACCTGTGTAAGTAATTATTTCTGAACCTATAATAACTGTACCTGAAGATGGAAAAGATGATACACTTGCCATTGTTAAAGTTGTAACCGATGCATTAATTCCTGATGATAAAGTTGATGTAAATGTTGCAGCTTCTTGACCTCCCCATGAACCTAATCCCCAACCTGTTGATGCAACTTCTTGAGCTACCCCTACTGAAAAATAATGTTTAACTCTAATACCACCAGATGTACTTGCACCCGATCCTGATTCATTAGATGCCATAGTAAGTGTTACTGTACTAGATGTTGGAATAGAGGTTACTTGAAATTTGTTATCATCAAAATTTGCTGCATTAAAATTAGAGTTTGTTATAGAGGTAAAATTATCTAATAATAATATATCACCTTTTTCTACGTTGTGTGCTGATGCAAAAGTTAATGTTACAGTTGCTGATCCATTAGTTGTACTAAATGCTGATGTTAAAGTTGTCGTAGATTTAATTGGGTGTATGTCATAAAAAATACCACCAGAATATGCATACAATATTCTATTAGTACCAAGCACAGCATATTTGATACCTGATGTATTTACAAAATGGTGAATAGCAGTGTTACGACCTGTAATATCAACTGAACCTAATTGAGCCCAACCGCCTATTTTTTCAGGTAGGCCGTATCTAAATCTAACATTATCACCATTAACCCACTGACTCTCGCCGCCAGTTGATGTGACTTGTTTATTAAATCCAGGTGCAAACTTTACTTTTTGTAGCATAATTATCTTGCCGTTGCAGGCACTCCTGTTGATGTTACGAATGGGTTTTCAGCTACTGCAAGATAATTATAAACACTTGTAGAATTATTAATATCTGGTTGTGTGCCTCTTAATTTAAAACCATTACTTAAAATATCAATATAAGCCTCATCACTTGCACCTTCTGAAGCATTAGTGTTATTTGCATATAATCTAGGATTACTTTGGTTAAAACCTAATCTTTTACTATCAAAAATACACCAACTATTACTTCCATCAGCTCTTTTAAGCATAATCCATGCTGGTTTAAATCCTGTAAAACAAAATGGTCCACTTGCATTTCCGTTTCCGAAATATTTAGAAATTTTTTGTGTAGGTGAGTTTGCAAAACAATAAGCAATATAAGCAGAAGCATGATTAGTTCCACTACCATCTCCTACTGAAAATACGCTTGAAGTTGGAGCGGTATCATTAAAAAAAGCAGCACCAGCACCTAGTCCAGCATTTGTTTCCATTCTTTGATATTTAGTTGCACCATTACCATGCCAATAAACGTACCACCCATCTTCTTGGGTTCTTGGTCTAGTAATAACTAGTCTAGGTACAATATTTAGTCCATGTTTTATTGTACCAGCAGTTGCAGTTCCTGTGTATGAAACGATTGAGAAACCACTATCATTATTAAAACTTCCTGTACTATCAATACTTCCTATGCTAGTTGAACTTGCGTCATTACTAAATGATGTTCCAGCTTTCCAACACCAAGCTACATAAGTGTTTGTATTAGTATTACAAAGTCCAGCAGTACTTATACTAAAACCATCACTACCAAATGCAGTTAAAACACTTGTATAAGATTCTTCTGCTTCTACTTCATTTGTAAATAATTGTTTGTTTACTCCTCTAACTACATCTGTTACAACATGACCAGAAGCACTACCACCAGCTCTTTTTTTAATCCAAACCCAATCTGGTTGCAGATCTGAATTACCATCAAAAGTTAATGCTCTTGCTGAACCATTTCCAGTGTAAATTTTAGTCTGAAAATATGCTGACGGGTCGTCTATAATAGCCATTATCCATTCTCCGCTAGGTTTTTAGTACATAGTGCTAAATATCCACTAGGTACTGCATATTCAAAATTTCCAAATCCATTACCATCTGCGTTGCCTGATGAAATACTGTGTATTGGACTACCAAAATTAGCTTGAACAGTACATACTGTGCTTTGATCGTTGTCTGAAACACAAAAATAATATGTTCCACTATTTGCTCCAGTTGTAAGAGCTGCACCACCAGCAGTCACAACTCCTCCAGTTTGACTACTTCCTGAAGTTGGATCGCCAGAATTTTGAAATGAACCATTAATTGAAAAATAAATTTCAAGCTCATCTAAATCTAATGCCACGCCAACTATATCATTATTTGATAGAGCTGCACCATAAGATAAAAATGTATCACTATTTGTGTGTGCTATTTTACCATCAGCACCATAATAAGCCCAACCATTACCTTTGTAAGCAAAAGTAAATGCTTTTTTTCCACCAACAGTAGTTGAACCATGAACATCTTCTTCTAAATTATTTGATATTCCAACATATACTCGATTAGCATTACCAGTACACTTAAATTCAGCGTACCATTTTCCAGTTGTTACACCAATAGAACTAAAGAAACTTCCAAAAAAAGCTTCATGTGAACTACTCGTAGCACCTTGTAAGTTTCCTTCTGTTAAAACCATTGTACTCATTTGTTTTAATGTACCATTAAATGTTGAAAAATTATTTGTGCAAGTATCAGTAGATTGATCTACTGCTGTAAGGTTATTTTCTGTAAAATCATTTGTGTTTCCACTTACATCATCACCTAGTTCTGCTGAAGTTTGAAAATTTAAATAAAATCCATTTGTACCAAAGGTTAAACCAGATACATCTATTGGTTTCCATATTCCACTATCTTCGTCAAATTCTCCAAATTGATCTGGTGCTAGTGCTAGACCATCAATGAAAACTACCTCTGACATATAACCAGCCAAATAATTACCACTATATCTACCAACCATGTGAGCAACATTTTGGTTAATGGCTAAATCAGTATTTTGATTTGGATAAGCAGCAGTAGCAAAACTTGTTTCCTGTACTCCATTTATATATAATTTCCATCTGTTCGTATTTGTAGATTGAGTTGTATCAACAGCTAAAACTATATGATACCAAGCTGATAGATCTCTAAATAATCTATTTGTTGTAATATATACTGTATTCCAACCAGTAAAATTAAGTTTTGCATTAGAATTTATATAAAGTCCTAAAAAACCAGCATCACTATCTGCTGTATATCTACTAAAAATTGGATCTACACCAGCAATATTAGATCTTTTAACCCAAGCACTAATAGTAAATGTTTTTCTATTACCATTACCGAATGATTTATTTAAATAATCTGAACTAGGATTATTAAACCTAGCAGAGTTAGCTACCTCAAAACCACCTGTTGCTAAAGTGTTTGCTGGAATAATAATAGACATATTAAGATCCTAATTTTGGGAATTCTCCTAATGGTCTTGCCATTACAACTGGGTCCCCTTCATCAGCTGTATTTACATACGTGTATAAAGTCTCAATTGCTGGTGTATCAGATGCGTTAGTAATTAATGTTTCCATTGCTGCACCTTTAGTTCTTACAGCTGCTCTAAATGTTGTGATAGCTGAAGGCACGTCAGTATTTGCATCTGCTTTTCTTAAAATATACCAGTCAGTATCTTGTAGTATTCCAGCAGCTTCTGCTTTAACTCCTTTAATAAATTGTGTTTTTAATCCAGGTACAACTACAACTGGATCAAGATCAGCGCCATCCTCATCAGTAGCATTTGCGTTAGCGTGTGCTCTAGCAGTAGCATCACCATATGCAGCTGTTACTGTTCCCTCGTCTGCATCATAGGTATAAGTTTGATCAGTATTTATATAGTATGCTTCATTTTTTTTATTACTATCATCAAATGTAATCTCTATAATACCTATTGCTGCTTTTTCACTTGCAGTCCATAAATTAAAAATAGTTCTAGGGTATTGAATATCTCCAATAGTAATTCCTTTATTACCATTTAAGTGTTTTGCTATTGAGCCGTCTGTTATAAGTGCGTACATAATATTATTATCCTATGCTACTGTTAAATTAAGATTTCTACCAACTTCAATCCATTTTGTCCCATTATACCTAAATGAAAATAGATCGCCTTTAGCACCTGTTGTTGTTGCTACAGGAGCTGTTTCACCTGGGAATTCAAAAATAGCATTCCAGGCAATCGTATTCGATCCTCCCGCATCTTGTATAGCAAGAATAGAAATAAATTGTCCTGCTGTTGGATTTGAAGGTGCATCAAAAGTTACGTTAGCTGTTAATACTACTTTAGCAACTGGAGATACCCTAACGTCCCAATCTTGTGTAGCATCAAATGATAATGTAGCTTCTACTAAAACTATACCTCCTGATACTTTTGTTAAATTATTTGCATCAGCTGATAATACTTTAGAAGCTGCACTTGTACCAAGTGTTGCAAGATCAGAAAGATTTAATTCTGCTGCTGTTGCTGTAACGTTAGTTCCACCAATATCCAAAGTTGTCATTTGAACTTCACCTGCAACTGTTAATAAACCATCTGCTACTGTTAATAAATCTGTGTCATCTGTGTGACCAATTGTTGTTCCGTTAATTAAAACGTTATCTATATCTAATGATCCAC